GTATACTATAGAGACACTACAGGAGTTGATTGACCATGTCGCTAACACTAGAGGAAGTTAAGGAACGCCTCTTGAAAACCTTTGACCCAGACGACCTACTGGAGGCCCTACAGATAACCTCAGAGCAGCTGCTGGAAAGGTTTGAGGACAAGCTAATCAACAGACTGGATGTGTTTGAACAAGAGCTAGAGGAGGAAGAGAATGAGTATTGATGACGCGACTCCCGAAGAGTGGGACACAGTTAGAGCATTAAACAACCTGTCCATTAGGAAGCCGAAGAAGGTAGACCCTGTGGACCAACCTGACCACTACAACAAAGGATCAATCGAAGCCATCGAAGCAATCAAAGCGTCCATGCCTGAACAAGAGTTCAACGGTTATCTCAAGGGTAACGCACTGAAGTACCTCTGGCGCTATGACTATAAGGGTAAGCCCGTGGAGGACCTACGCAAGTGCCGCTGGTACATCGACAGGCTTATAAAGGAGATAAACAAGTGAAACGACTACTTCTGCTGCTTCTTCTGTCTGGGTGTGTGACTGAGCCTGACACAAGAATATGTGCTGACTACGGTTCGTATACGTACATGAAAAACAAGTGCATACCTTTGTACGGTGCTTTGCTCTGTGCAGACGAAGAAGTGACGGAAGTGTTTTGCAAAAGATACTTCGAAGACGAAGAAAAGGAAAACTAATGGACGCATATCAACAATACATTCACAAGTCACGGTACGCTCGTTACCTGCCAGAGGAACAGCGACGGGAGACTTGGGAAGAAACAATAGACAGATACCTAAACTTCTGGGTTGAGAAAGGTAAACTTACTCTAGAAGACGCCAATGGCATATTTGCAGACATCCACGACATGAGCGTAATGCCTTCCATGCGGGCACTCATGACTGCAGGAGAAGCTCTGGACCGTGACAATGTCGCTGGGTTTAACTGCTCCTACTTACCTATCGACCACCCCAAAGCGTTTGACGAAATGATGTACGTCCTGATGTGCGGTACAGGCGTGGGCTTCAGTGTCGAACGTCAATACGTATCAAAGCTACCTGAAGTAGCGGAGGACTTCCATGACACCGATACCGTTATACACGTCGCCGATTCTAAAATTGGCTGGGCTAAAGCATACAGAGAGCTTATTAGCTTGCTCTATTCGGGTCAGCTTCCAAAGTGGGACGTATCTGGAGTACGACCTGCAGGCGCAACCCTTAAGACCTTCGGCGGTAGAGCATCTGGTCCAGAACCTCTTGTCGATCTGTTTAATTTCACCGTTGACGTCTTTCGGGAAGCTCATGGACGTAAACTCTCCTCAATCGAATGTCACGATCTCTGCTGTAAGATTGCACAGATCGTCGTTGTCGGGGGAGTTCGCAGAAGTGCTCTCATCAGTTTGTCTAACCTCACTGACGATAGACTCCGACGATGCAAATCAGGCCAGTGGTGGCAAGACAATCCTCAACGTGGTCTAGCCAACAACTCAGCATGTTACACAGAGAAGCCAGACTTTGAGGCATTTTTAAATGAGTGGAAAAGTTTATACGAATCAAGATCAGGAGAACGAGGTATGTTCTCTAGAGTCGCAAGTCAAAAACAAGCTGCAAAGAACGAGCGACGAGATGCTACCTATGATTTTGGAACTAATCCCTGTAGCGAAATCATCCTCCGACCTTACCAGTTCTGTAATCTATCAGAAGTTGTTGTCAGGGCGTCCGATACGTTGTCAGACCTCAAACGAAAAGTACGTGTTGCAGCTATCCTTGGGACTCTTCAGGCTACCCTGACTGACTTCCGCTACTTACGCAAAGTGTGGCAGAAGAATACAGAAGAAGAAGCACTACTTGGTGTTTCACTGACAGGCATCATGGACCATCCGACGTTGTCGGGAAGGAGAGACAAAGGTGTACTCAAGACTTGGCTTACTGAACTCAAAGAAGAAGCGATTAAAACTAATGCAGAATGGGCGGAACGTCTTGGTATTAATGTTTCTACCGCTATTACTGCTGTTAAGCCTTCCGGCACTGTGTCTCAGCTTGTTGATTCTGCTTCTGGTATCCATCCTAGATACTCAGATCAGTACATTAGACGAGTCAGAGCGGACTCAAGAGACCCCCTCTGTCAAGTCTTAGAAGCCGCAGGAGTGCCTGTAGAGGACGACGTAATGTCACCCACTACCAAGGTATTCTCCTTCCCTATAAAATCCCCTGACGGGGCTGTGGTGGCCTCTGAGATGGGTGCAATGGAACAACTTGAGCTATGGGAGATTTATCAGGACTACTGGTGTGAGCATAAGCCGTCCATGACATGCTACTACCGTGATGATGAATTTCTTGAGGTAGGCCAATGGTTGTACAACAAGTTCGACAAGATAAGTGGAGTATCGTTCCTCCCTTATTCCGAACATACGTACCAACAGGCTCCTTACGAACCCGTAGACTTAGAGACCTATGAGAAGCTGAAGAAGGAGTTTCCTGAGTCCATCGACTGGACAATCTCAGAAAACTCTGACATGACGGAAGGGTCTCAGCAGTTAGCCTGCACCGGCAACAACTGTGAGTTGTAACTTATGGGGGCCTTAGCGCCCCCTTTTTTAACGAGGTGTATACATGAACATCAAACGTGATATTGAGATCCGCATCAAGGTTCTTGAGAACAAGTTAACCAAGTCCATACCTGCTGCTCGCAACAACGAAATACGCGGAGAGATTATGGGCCTAAAGTGGGTGCTAGAGCGTCTCTAGTCTTCCTCTTGTTGTCCTCTAGCCAAAAGACCACCACCTGTGGTTAACATACCAGCAGACCTTAGGCGCTCACCTCTGACAACCTGAGGGTCTGCTTTTATACCTGCTACTGCTGCTACAAGTTCTCTATAACTTTCAGACATTTCGTCCTTTGCTGGGACTTTAATTGTTCTAGCAAGAGCCTGAGCATTTTCTCCTGCTGCGTCAAAAATCATAGGGGGTGTAGCGTTTACAATTCGGTTAGGAAGTGCTGTCTCTACCGCTTTACCTACGACAGGGACGTTCTCAAGGAAGTTGTTTTCGTCGGACACAACCGCTGTTACTCTTCCTCTAGGCGTTATCTTACCTACGTAGTTTACGCCACCTTCTGTAATTGCCGTTCCTTCCATTGAACCAGTAAAGTAAAAACCTCCGTTCGCTTTTGCGTTGGCGAGTATTTCTTCATCTGTTTTACCCATCTTTGGGTGTAATCTAAGTTTAGGCTCGCTCTTAAACTTGGACAGCATTTCTTCATTACTCACCGTCTTTTTATTTTTAAAGATTTTAGCAAAGGCGTGCATAGGCCCTTTAGAAGCAAAGTCAAACGCGTGGTTGCCTGTTTGGAAAGTAGTAGGAGTTTTTACATTTATAACAGGAGACGCTGCGTCAGCAAACCGCTCTGCTTTTTCTCCCTTACCCACCTGCCAGACGTTACCAATGTGTTCTTCAAAGAAGTCAAGGTCTCTCTGAGGTGTGTTGTTTCTAGCACCAACCTGATTTACCAAGTCAGAGTAAACACCGGACCGGAATGGGACGGTATCAGACATATAACTAATTCTGTCTACTGTGTCAAGCGTAGGATCAACAGGCCCTTGCCTACCTAAACGGGTATTAGTTACAATATTTTGTTGTCCTTGAGAAAGAGCCTTTGATAAATCTCGTTGTGTACCACCAACTAACTCTTGTGCTACGTCTCTGGTTGTCGGGTTGACTCCTGTGCTATAGTATAGGGCACGACTGTCGGGGTCCACTAGATTAAATAAACCACTCTTTGTGCCTTCTCCGGCCCACTTAACAAAATCTTGTATTTTTGTCCTGCCCTGCATTACTTCTTCAGCGTTTTTAGCGTCTTTAACTTGATTTGCTATCATAGGACCAACTTTAGGTATTCTTCTGACCTTATTGGCAAACGCTTGTGGATCTCTGGCTATATACCTGTCAACCATATTAGGAACAGCGCCTTCGGGCATGTCCGTAGGGCCGTAAAAGTTGGGAATGTAATTCCTAGGAGAACTCAGAAACAAACCAGCATTTTCCTGCGCCCTGTTTAGGTTAGGAAGAGCCTCTTGCGTAATCTGAGCGCCCCTACGCATCATTCCAAGACCACCTAAAGGAACGTAGTTAGCAGGAGTCAATGCTTCTTCAGCGACAAAGTTAAGAGGAGCCATAGCGTCAACTGTGGTTCTTCTGGGAGCCGACATAGGTAACCCTTCTGACCCAGCGTATACGGGCAGGTCTAGAGAACCAAAAGGGTTTTCAATAGCAGGATTAAGAAAAGCAGAAGCAGCTTGTTGTCTGTAGGTTTGTGCTGTAGACCCTACCCTAGAAGCCCCTTTGCGCATTGCTGCGTACTCTTGTCGTTTCTTCTGAAAGTCACTCACTCTCTTCTTCCTTAATCTCTTCACGAGTCTGGTCAATGAGGTCAACAATAAGTAGACGGTCCATCTCTAGTTCTCTCAAAGCAGTACCTTTAGTAAGAGGAATTGCTTTGTCAATAGCAGAAAGCATAGCTGCGTAGGCTCTAGCTCTGTTTCGGGGTTTAGCCATTTGTATGCCGCTGTACACCGTTAGACCTAAGGCCCCTGCTGCTGTTGCTGGCACAGCACCGCCTACGGCACCCAAAGTTGCGGTGCCTGTTGCGCCCAAAGCTAAAACAGTGTTTGGTAGAAGATCAACAGACTGTAGTCTACGCACAGTACGACTAACTGCGTCTCTGGCTTCTCCTGTCCGTTTAGGAAGCATTTCTTCCATTGCTGTAATTCCGTGAAACTGTTTAGTCAACAGGTTGTGTAGTTGGTCTCCACGGGTGTTGGCCTTGAGCGTGTCATTAAGTACGCCACGGATCTTTCTAGCCGCAATAGACTTAGCGTTAGGTGTTCCGTCAAAGTTGTTAATTAGGTCATCAAACTTGCGTCGAACCTCTAGCACACCCACTAGGTCTGAACCTCTGGTCTGTACGGACTCAAGTACAATCTCTGACAAATCAGCAAGTTGTTTCTGTATGTCCCCTGTTGCTATACGAACAATGTCGTCTTTGAGGACTTCGTTTACAGCCCCCTGCATGTCCTCTAGAAACTTGTCAGAATCAATAGCTTTGTTTTGAGCCACGATCATTTTGTCAGTGGCCTCCTTAGCTGCTGCTACTTCTTTCTGCACTTCACGGTAATTATAGGTGTACGAACGGTTTGGCTTTACGCCTTTCATGTCGGTGACTGTGTCAATAACCAAGTTGTCAAAGTCACTAGGCTCCCACGTTTTTGTACGTAGGACACCTTTCTCTTCAAACACGTCCCGCATCTCTGGTGTCACAGGTTCCAACAGAAGTGTAACACCGTCCTTCTTGTTTTCTCTTACGAGCCTTGTAGCTTCTTTTTTTGCACCTCTTTGAGCTATGTCTAGTCTAGGTATATCAGGTCTAGGGCTGAACAAAAGGCCAACGTCCACAGCAGACTCAAAGCGTTCTGCGGCTTCGGGCATACGTTGTTTAAACGCTTGATAGCCTGCGTCACCCAAAGAAGCTGCCTGAGCCGCTAATCGGAAGGCTTCAGTGTCTTTGATCCTGTCGTAGGCTGCTTCTGCTCCTTCCTTAACTGAATTAGGAATCCAAGAACTAAGATAGGTAGACAATGTTGCACCGCCTGCTCTAGCTGCCTGAGAGCCTCCAATAAGGGCTAACTCTGGTGCTCTGTAGAGTTGCTCTAGCAGGCTTGGGTCGTCTCCTGTAATATTTTGAAAACGACGAGACACCTCAGGACCAAACCTTTCTAGTTCTCCCCTGAGCGTTTCTCGTGCAGCCATCTCAGGTTCAAACCCACGAAGTAAAGGAGGAGTAGTAGTAGGCGGACCATAAAGGTCTGCAGCAGCCTGAGCCAACTCTTGTGCTGCTGCTTGATCCCCTGCCGCTAAAGCAGACTTAATAGCCTGTTGATACTGCTGTTGTGTAATCTGCATAAACGCCTCTTACTATTGCATTGCTTGCTGTAAGTACAAGTTAGCTTCGTCAGACAAACCCGGAACAGGCTCAAAAGGACCTGTAGGCGTGACTTCAGGTTCAACCCTTTCTGGGGGCATGTCAACCAGAGGGTAGAAACCTCTAAGAATTGCTTTTTCTGTTTCTGTTTGTAAAGCGTCGTTAACACCATTCCTTAATTTATTGTAGTTTTTTATGTTTAACACATTTGATTTTCTAACAATGCTTAACAAACGTCGCATAGCTTCTGGGTTGTTATTTAGGTTAGCTGCAGTAACTGTTTTAGAAAACTCTAAATCTTTATCTGATAAACCTGTACCAGCACCTAAGTTGGTAATATAGTCAGCAATAGCTCTACCGCCAAGGCCTATATATTCTTCAGAGTCTATTACTTTATTTGCGTCAGTAAAGTCTGCTCCTATTAATAGACCAATTCTAGCTAAGTCTTTTCTAAACTCAGCACCATAGCCTGTTATAATATCACCCTCTTCAAGAATATCAAGTTGACGATCAATACTTTCAATAGTTCCTACAGATTTTTGTGCTTTATCAACTCCAGTTGAAAGTCGGTCAATTCCCGGACCAATTAGTTTTTCTGCTACACTACCACTTAAGTTTTCAATTTTTTGTATTTCAGGCGGCGCTCTCTTTAGGCCTAGTTGTTGAGCAGAAACCCATGTGTTATTCTCTCTGTCGTATACCTGACCTCCCTCTGTACGGAAAGGCATTACTTTACCGTCCTTCAAGAAGAACTCAATATCACCACCACGTTGGCCTGTGAGTACGTCATTAAACACTTGGTCAGGCGCTTGGCCTAGTCCTAGTTCATTAAACAGTTTATCACTGATGCCACGCTGTCTAGCCAACTGCTTACGCTGGGCTGGTGTTTGCGTTGGCATGTTCTTGAGGCGGTAGTCAATCATCGTTCCTACAAGGTCCCCAAGTTCCTTAGTGTCAGTTACGTTTTCAATTTGAGCCGCTAAACTGTCAAGACCAAGGTTTTCAGCTTGAGTTTTGACCTGTGCTTTTCGGTTTACTAAGGCTTGTTCGTTTGCTTCCTGAGTTGCTAAGTCCCTAGCAGCAGTAGCAAGTTTGGCTGCATTTTGTAAATCACCTTGTGACTGATAGTACTGAGCTAAACCCTGAAGACCTTCTACAGTGTTAGGGTCAAAGCCAGACAGTGTTTGACGTTGTTCTTCCAGCATTTGTTGCTGTTGTACTTGTCCGGGAATTTGACCAATTTGTCGCCCCAGCATTCCCAAGTTTTGAGCAAAGCCCGGCCTTGTTAGAGCACTTAAAAAACTTTGTGAATAAGTAGCCATTGTTTTATCCTTTAATCGAATATACCTTCTATCATATCAACGATGTTAGTACCGCCTTCAGGTGTTGGAGCAACTAGACCAGACAACAGCCCTGTTCCAAGCTGACCAAACAACTCTGCCTGTCCAAGACCCGAACCAAGCAACGCCTGTAGTCCACCCATTTCTGCTTGACCGAACAAACCAGCACCTTGTAGCTGACCACGTTGAGCCAACTCTGCTGCGGGCATGCCAGCTTGTAGTACGTTGAGTGCCTGAGCTTGCGGCATGTAAGCAGCACCAAGAGCGCCTGTGCCCAGCTGTTGTTGCAACTGTTGCAAACCAAGGCCTCCACCTAGTAAGCTTTGACCTGCAGTTAACGCTTGTAGCGCCTGTTGCTGTCTTGCGGCGTCCAGAGCCTGCTGTTGTCCTGCTAGGTTTGCACCTAAGCCTGCAAACTGTGCACCAAGTCCTGCTTGTTGAGCCTGAAGCCCGCCAGCAACTTGTGCCAATTGAGCAGCTTGACCAGCAGCAGTAGTAGCCCTTCCAAGGCCTTCTGTTTGCAAACGTGACTGAACCTGTTCTGCAGACAGCCCAAGCTGTGCCAACTGTGTAGCTCTCTGCTGTGCCTGAGATTCCAAAGCAGACTGCGCTTGTTGCGCTTGTAAGCCTGCTCCTGCCAACTGCATTTCACGTCCAAAACCTTCCGCCTCAAGCTGTGCCTGAACACGTTCTGCGGACAACCCAAGTTGTGATAGTTGTGAAGCCCGTTGTTGTGCTTGAGACTGCAACTGGCTTGACAAGCCTGCCTGTTGTGTAAACAGACCACCAAGAGCCTGTGCTTCACCAAGAGACTGTCTACGTTCTGCTTGGGCCTGTTGTAAGGCTGACAATGAAGCCCTATTACGTGCTTCTTCTTGTGCTGTAGCCATAGCAAGTTGTTCAGGCGTAGCACCGCCGTAGGCTGCTGAACGTGTACCTAAGCGTCCCTGTGCTGCCAAGCGTTGTTCCAAAGCAAGACGTTGGCGTTCCTCTTCAGGACGCTGTGTAGCACGTATACGCTCAAAGACTTCCGCTTCTCGTGCACCAGTAGGTTGCAACACTTGCTGTGCCGCTTGTCCGGCAAGTCCACCGTACTGTTGACGTAAGGCCTCTACGTCAGAAGGAGCAGCAGTTTTAAGCCCAGCCATGCCTAAGCCTAAACCTCTAGCGGCAAGGTCTCCTGCAGCAGTTCTAACACCGGGAGCTTGTACACCAGCAAACGTCTGAGTTACGTCAGGAGCGCCTCCGGCTAAACCAGCGCCTCCTAAGCCTAACGCTTGTTGACCAAGTTGTCCTACAGCAGCACTAGGCTGTTGACCCATGAGTCCGCCTACTTCTCCTGCAAACTGTCCCCTAAGGAGGTTTATGTCTGCAGGCTGTGCTCCAGCAGCTCCCATGAATTGACCACCAAGGCCAAAGGCTTGCTGTGCTGCAGCTTGAGTAGGAGCCGTTCCAAACGTAGGCTGACCCATCAATTGCTGACCTGCACCAAGAGCGCCAAGGCCTGCCTGAGTTAACTGTGCTTGTCCTGCAACAGGTTGTCCAAACATTTGACCTGCTTGGCCCATCAACTGTTGAGATATAGCTTGCTCTTGAGGTGCTAATGTAACACCTAGACCACCTTCAGGAGTTGTTGTAAGCGCTCCACCAGTACCTGTAGTAACAGTAAAGGGTCTAAACTGTGTTTGTTCAAGCTGTTGTTGAGCAAGTGTTCCTGCTTCTCTGCGAGCTTGCTCACCTATCTCACCAAGTCGTTGATAAGCCTCCCCAGTAAGAAGACCGCCAGCAGCAGCAATACCACCAAGACCAAAAAGCCTATTCCAATCAACCATTAGTACGTACCTCCGTCAATTGTTCCTGTAGACAGCGTACCTGTGAAAGTCAATGCAGGAATTGTCACTGTGCCTGTAAAGGTAGGCGAAGCAATGTCTGCTTTGGTAGCGATAGCTGTAGATATAGCGTCAAACTCCGTTTCAAACTCAGCGCCCTTAATGATTTTACCGCTGTCCCCAGAAGGTAGACTGTCTTTAGCGGCAAAGTCAGTGGTCTTTGTATAGTTACTCATAGTACTTTACCCATTAGTGCTAATACGTTAATCTCTTGGAGAGACAAACCTGAACCGTCTATGTCTGCTTCCAACCCAATTGTTATAACTCCACCGCCTCCGGTAGTGTTTATGCCACGGCGTGACGTAAGATCACCACCTGTAAACTCTGCTGTGCTGTTGAACTCACTTTCGTTAAAGTAACCTGTTACCTGATTACCTACTGTAAACTCTGCTGTTTGAAAGAAAGTACCAAAGTCATAAGCCCATTTAAGAAACATAATGGCACTGTTAGCACCAACAATTGTAGGCCGTAGCTTCTTAAGTATCTTAAGGCGTGAAGGATCACCAAAGGTCAAACCGGGGCTGTAGTATTTGAAACGGTACTTCTCACCGTTGTCTCTGTAGCCGCTGTACTGACCAATGCCTTCCGTGTTGCCAATAAGTAACGTACCGTCGTCCTTTCTACCGTAAGACGTAAAGCCTGTACCGGGCCATCGAGTAACACGATAAGCACCATTCTCTAATGTGCCTCGAACGTCGAAGCAGAAGGTTGTGTCCTGAGCAGTAAAAGTTAACAAGTAGAAACCTTCTTCTGGGCTGTACACTGAACGAAAGAACTCTGTTTCATTCTGCAGCAAACCAATAATGTCTTTAGAAATAGTGCTTGACAAACTTGTAATAGGCATTGACTTTTCTTGTATTGTTCTGCCAAAGCTTTTGAGTCCAGTATGTGACAAAAACAAAACATCTGCACCCGTGTGCTGTACAGTGTCACGATCAACACAGCCTACTCCTGCTACCGTGTCTGACAACGCCATTGTTGCTGGTGCTTCAGCGCCGCTGTAAACCACAATGCTGTGTTTACCAAAGATAATAAGAAGGCCGTTGTGTGCCGCTAACGCTACAATCTCGTCATAACCGTCAGGCCATACCTTAGCTAAATTGATAGAGCCGCTAGTACCGCCAGACCAGTCATGGCCTATCAACAAGTCAGACCAGTACACCGTAGACTTGTCATTGTTTACGTCCGCAGTCCACAAACGTCCATAGGCTGCTAAGACTTCATTACCGTACATACCAGACGTAACGCCTGCTGCTCCTGTAACGGTACTTAACTTAACTACAGCTGCTCCAGCATTGTCATAAACAAGGGGTTCGTAACCGCGCTGAAAAAAGTAAATCTTGTCGTTAAAGTTAACCATCTTCCAATTGTCTTGAGTAATGGTGTAACTTCCGGGTGTTTCATCAACCAGTGTAGTTGTACCACTGATAATCTTATTGTTACCTACAGAGAAAATTTTAGTGTTGCCGCCGTTGTCTTCAAACTCTTTAATTGCTCTGATCTTTGCAGTACCCAGTTCAGTCTTGTCCGTTGTAATAACACTGTATCCTTTACGTGACGCAATACGGCCACGCTTGTCAATCACTGCGTTGTCAGCAATGTCAGCAAACGAAGGGTCTTGAGCCAACGGAGAATCTTCTGTATTGATTCCTTTGAAGGCTGGTGCAACCAGATTAATGCTTTGTAATTGTTGAGCCATAGCTACCTCACGGCGTGTAGAAGACTACTTCTTCTGGGTGCTTTTGA